CGTCCTCTTGATAGAACTGAAAAGTTTAGAAATTGTGTCGCCTTGGCTATTTATGGTGATGATAATTTAGGTTCTGTTTGGGGAAATTGTGATTGGTTTGATAATATTAAATTGTCTGAAGCTATGAAAGAGTTATTTGGGTTGGCTCTTACTGATCCTAATAAAGGGGCTATCACGAGTCCCTGGCTTAAAGACGAGCATCAAATTTTCTTAAGTCGAAAATTCGTGGAAAAAGATGGGGAATTTCTTGCTCCTTTAGAGAAGGAATCCCTATTTGGAATGCTGCATTGGGTGCGCCATCACTCTGAACTTAGAGATGATGATCAATTGATGCAGAATGTGGATGTGTTTGCTTCGGAAATGTCTCATTATGAGATAGATGAAGGTAACGCATTATGGAAAGTAGTTTGTGATGCTATGCAAAAGTCTGGAATTCAATATGAGGGTCATAACCCAAAATATTGGAGGTCAAGAAGGCATTTGATAGCATTTCAATGTTATGAGTATCGTTAGATACTTTTCGCCTCCCAGGGCGTTAAACTGGAGAAGTCGGTGGGCGGACTTTCAAAACGACCTCCCCTTTCACGTGATCTTGCGTTTGAAAAGCGTATTGCTGTGTTAGGGTGTTTAGCCTAGTCATAGGTAGAAGCTGAATTAGTTTTACTCAATTGATTCAGAAAATTTTAGAGTAGCTGAACAACAAAATATTAAACTTACCGGTGAACAAACCGAAGAGACGAACACGTCTGATAGAGTGGAACTTACCTCTATGAAAATGATTGATTATGATAATGCACCAGCAGAAAAATTTATGATTGATCTTTCTAAGCAAGATTGTCCTGTAGAACTTTTATGTAATTGGATGGATATAGACACTTTTGCTCTGACAAGTGGTGATGGAACTACTTTTATTGAAAAGGATTGGTTTAGAACTATATGGCAGAAGATTAGCACTGTTATGGATTACAGGTATCATTATTTTCGAGCTGATATGGAATTTGCTATTTCTATTTTTAGCACTCCAACTGATTATGGAGCATTTGTAATCAGTTGGAATCCGGAAAGTTTGACTCTTGGCCAAGATAATTTTGACGCTTTGAATGCTAATCCTTGGATTTTTGATATTAGTTCTGGCGGGACTCATATCATCCATATACCTTATAGTTCCAATTACAAGGGTTATAATTCTACTATGATGGCTTCAGCTTCAGGATTTGCATCTTCAAATCCTAAGATATATTATATTCCTCTTCCTTATGCTGCACTTGGATCTGCTCTTGGAGCATCTGTTACTGTTAGAGGAAGATTTTGTAATATGAAGGCTTGGGGCTCTCTTGGAGTGGCGACTAACTTAACCATGGATGAAGCAGTTTCTCAAATGGATCTTCCGACAAGGATTGATCCCGAATCTTTGAATGCAGTGTCTGAGGTTGCAACTGCAGTTAATACTGCTCGAACATATTATAATATAGCTGGTGGAGCTTTTACTGCCGTCACGCTCGGAGGTGGAACTTTGTATAATAAGTTTTATGGAGCCCCCGCTCCTATTCCTCTCCAAGCCAAGATGGATGAAGATCCTGGGTATCCTCCCGGATTTGGACCTGATGCTCCTGCTAAGGATGATGGAGCTGTACGTAACGAACCGACTTTTTATGGTGATATGACTAGCTTAAAAGGATGTCCGGCAGAAAATATGTCTTTTAGCATGACTCCAATTTCAAAATTTGGACTTGCTGAGAATACTTCCCACATGATTAAGCGTATGATGCAAATACCTTGCATTTATCATGTTGCCAATTTAGCAGCTAGTACTAGTTTATCGTGGGATGTGTGTCCATTGGAGTTTGGTTCTCAATCTCTTACGGCTAGACATGCAGATTATTTGGGACAAATGTCGCAGTTTTTTAGATTTTGGAGAGGGTCCATAGATTATAGGTTTAAGTTTCATTTATCACCTATGATGACAGTTCGAGTGCTCATTGAAGCGTTCAACAAAGGAAGTGAAAAAACGAACACACCTACTAATCCCGCCTATCTTTTCAAAGAAATCCTTGAACTTACCGGTTTCTCCGAAAAGTGTATTAGAGTTCCTTTTATTTTTGACTTCGAGTGGTGTAAAATGGAAGCTCAATTTGGAGGAACTCCAGGAATTTATTA